CTCGCAACGTTTCGCGAGCGCCGTGGCAAAACCCAGTGTCGATGACACCGGACGAAATGATCCCATTTGTCCAGTCGCTCATCCGACCCACACAATCAGGACGCCGCATCGTCTCGTTGTCGTTGTCGCACGAGCACCTTGGGCTGCGCGTCGGAGACTTCGTGACGTTTGGTACCGACCTGCCCAACGGGTTTGCCGTGCCAGACCTCCGCGGCGGAACCATCGCCGGCCTCTCAGGGCGCATCATCTCACGACGCCCCAGATACGACCAAGCACGCGTCGACGTGCGGATCGAACTCCTCGAGCGGAGGCTCCACATTTGCCCGTCAGCGACGCTCTCAGGCGCTCCCGTGGGCAACATAATAACTCTGAACTCAAGTACGGTCGAAAACCCGCTGGCCGCGCCGTCCGACCATTTTTGGGTCGGAGCCAATGTTCAGATCGTCGACACATCACAGGGCGGCGGCGCTGGCGCACCATGGGGTGCGGATGTGACTGCGATCCCAAGCGGCACACAACTCACCCTTAGCTCGGTGCCGACAGTCATTGCCGACGGGTGGACGCTTGCGGCAGGCGACCGGGTGACGCTGCATCCTAGCAACAGTGGTATCGGCACGTCGGCTAGCGGTTATCAGGCAGTCGAGGGCGCCGAGATTCAAGACAGCGATGTGTTTTATCCCAACAATAGGTGGGTCTGATGGCTCGCGTTCGCTCAACCAACCCCGTCGGTGTTACGCCTCGCGACGTTGCCCCAGATGCGCCCATCTATGCGCGATGGCTGCGTGCTGCCGTCGGTGATACCGCGCTCGCGCATGATTTGATCACCGGGGCCAATTCGACGACGGCGATTGATCACAGTGGTGCGCCTCTTGGCTGTCCGCTGCGCATGCCGCTCGCGGCGCAGGCGATCAATAGAGATGTGTCAGCAACGTCGGCTGGTGATTATTACATTCTAGCTGTTCCGGTGTTCGTCCGAGCTGGAGAAACTGACACCTATTCGCTTCGCATGTCAGTGACGCCGGGCGGGGCCGATGACATGACGCTAGAGGTCAGAGACTCAACTTTTGCAATTCTTAGCGTTCCGCTTCGAGGTGAAGTAGAGGAACCGCCAGTGCGCGGCGATGGGACGCTAATTCCTATCAATAGAGTATTTGTCGTAAAGTGGAACTTTACAATCTACACGGCAGGAATTTACTACGTATTCGTTAAGCGCAGATGCACAGACACAAATGACAGGTTCTTTTCTTGGTCTCTCGACAATGCGAGACCAAGCGCAGGCTCGACGAACGGCCTCTTTGTCGACGGCTCGACGCTAGTCGGCAGTCCATACAATGCGCTTTCGACGTACAGCGTCGCGAACAACATAGAATTTTACGACGAGGAAGTCACAGCATACACCATGGGGTTGTCTGCCTATGTGACGTCAAGGCTCAACCGCAAACTGAACGCGCTTTGGGAATATGTCACAGGGTCAAGGATACCGGGGAACAACGCCTACCAGGGCACGTCGACGGTAAGCAATAATCGGTCAACATGGGCCAACGAGGCGTTGCTCGAATTCCCGATGACGGTCGCCGCGCTCGGCGCGAGCGCAGCCATCACCGGAGCAAAAAACCCCAGCGCGTCCGACATGCAAGGATGGATTCGCTATCCGGTCTCTCACTCAACAACGCCAGCGTCGTTTTGCGGGCTCAACATGTTCATGCCGAATTTCAGGACGTCGACGTCGGATCTCAAATGCACAGTGCTATTCCAAGCTTCGACAGGCGATAGCATGGCTGACTGGCGGTTTGACGTCAACGTCAGCGGATCAGCCTCTGGCCAATTTGCGCCGACGCAATTGGGTGCGTCTAAGTATTGGACCGCCACCGTAACAGGAATCCCGTTCACCGCTGGCGTCTCAAATCTCGTCGACGTGAGAATCAGACACACGACGGGCAGCGGCACGATCAAGCACGCTCAGATGCTCGGTGTCTGCCTCTACTTTGACCCATGAGGTTCTATGCCCATCACTCGAATCGTCTCATCTGAGCCGCTCACAGACGACGAGGCGACGTCGTGGGCGCCTGCTGTCTCCCGACGTCTGGCGACGTCGCTCGCTGGCCGGCCGCGCTATCTCCTCGAGCTTCTGCGCGGCGACGGTGCAGGCTTCGATGGCGACGTCGGCACGCCGCTCAATCCGCAAGGTCAGCTCGGCGTCGACCGAAGCGGTCCACCGTGGGGCGATGCGCATCTGCATCCAATGTGGATTTACGAGCACGCCATCGACGGAAACATCGCCGGGCAGGTCGCCATCGCATCGCTCACCGCCGTTGGGCAAGTCGCGACTGTGTTCGCGGAATTCTTCAACCGGCCGCACTATGTCGCACCAAAAGTGCCCTACTCGCGGGCCTACTTTCGCGGTCGTGTCACATGCGTCGGCGGCGGTAGCTGCACGGTGGAGGTGCGTGTCTACTCGGGCGAGGTCTCTCGCTTTGCGTCGGTGACGACGACAGGCACCGGCACGATCGGCGACAGCGTGACGTTCGCCGACGTCGTTCCAGGGCTCAATTCTGTCCGCATCGAGTTCGAGTGCACCGCCTTGACCGGCAGCTCAGCCCGCATTGACCGGGCAAGCCTCAACCAGATCGCCCGGCGCTCGCACTAGCTGTCAAGTGCAAAAGAGTGCAGTCGGATCTTGCGGGTCTGCAACAGAGTGCAGTAGACTGGCTGCATGACAACCCCCGCCGATGGCGCGCAAACCCCTTCTCAAGAGCCTGTAGCGGGCTCTGCTGCATCTTCTCCTGACGTCGTGGACATCGACGCGCTCAAGGCCGCCGCGGCCGAGCTGGCGGCCCTCAAGGCCGAGGCGGCCGAAGCGAAAAAACTTGACAGGGAGGCGCGGAAGCGGGCGCAAGAAGACGCCGAGAAAGCGGGCGAGCTTGCCAAGGCGCTCGAGCAGGCGAAATCGCGCCTGGCGGAGCTCGAGGCCAGCGAGCCTCTCGCGGCCAAGTGGCGCAGCTACGAAGCCGAGGAAGCCAAGCGCCTCGACGGCGAGGCCGCGGCATTGCCCGAGGCCGTGCGCGACCTCTATGCCAGCGCTGTCGACATCGAGGCGAAGCGCAAGGTGCTCGCCGCGTTTCGCGCCACGTCGTCGACGACGACGCCCATCAAGGGCCAACCGCCGTCGATGGGCGCACCGTCGCCGGTGTCCGCGCTCGATATCGAGACGGCGCTTGCGGACAAGAGCGGTGCGAAACTGGCAGAAATCAAGAAACGCGACCCCGGCGCCGTCGCCGCATTCTTCAACCGAGTCCTCGCTGCACGCGGCGGCTCTCAATCCCTTGGCGTAGGACGATTCGCATCGTCGTCGACCAAGGCGCCCAACGCTTGAGCGGCGCATGCCGCAATAGGTGACCCATGCCCGTCTCTACCTCTACGACCGTTGCCAATTGGATCTTGACCGAGGTCATGAGCCAAATCGCCCTCGACCCGTTGCGCGGCAAGTACGTGCTGCTGCCCTTCCTCAACATGGCCGACATCTCGGGCCGTGCGACGAAGGTCCGCCGCATCCGAAAGAAAAATGCGATCGCCGCTGCTGTCGACGACACCGAGGGTGTTGCCTACAGCAACCCGCCTGCTCTCGGCGTCGCGGCGAATATCTCGATCACGCCGACGACCAAGGTGCAGGGCGTGCAGCTCTCGGCTGACGCCGTCGAGCTCGCGCTGCCTGGCGTGCCTCGCAGCCAGGTGATCGCGTCGATCGAAGGTGGCAACGCCGCTGCTCTCCCGCTCGTTCGTGACGCGATGATGGAGATCCTCCAGTCTCACTATCTCCGCGCCGAGACCGATGGGCTCGCGTTGTTCCCCGGTCTCTCGGAGTCGTCCGGCACGACCAACACCACGTTGTCGTTCGCCACGATGATCGACGCGATGTTGAAGCTCTTCGACAACAACGTCGAGTCTGAAGATGCGCTCTTCGTCATCGACGAAGTGGGCCTGAGCCACCTCCGCACCCTCGCCGCTGGCGGCACCGGTGCCTCGCTGTCGGCAATCTTCGGCGGTGGCGGAAGCGGTGACGTGTCGTTCTTCAATCACCGACCCGACGCCTCGCGCAACGGCTTTCGCGGCTCGTTCGCTGGCGTCCCGATCTACGCGGCCAACCGCTCGGTCATGGCGACGGCAAACGCTGGCGTTGACCGCGTCGGTGCGCTCATCGTCGCCGGCCGTGGCGAGACCGGCGCCCCAGGCAGCGTGCGCGGATTCGCCGAGATGGTGGAGCGTTACGAGCCGTCGCTGGGCTTCTCGTACGACCTCAGCGACGACACCTTGCTCGCCGTCGGCCGTTGGTGCTGGGGCCTTGCTGAGCACACCGACGAGCACGGCGTCCGTCTCGTCTACCGCGCGACCTGAGCGCGTAGGAGGGGCCTCACGACGAGGCCCCTCCTTTGTCTGTCTATCCCTCCAACTGAGGCGCTTCGTGAAAAGAACCATCAAGCTCAAGTGCATCAAAGACCCGCACATCGTCGAATTTGTCGACGGCGGCATCACCAAGGAAGGCGAGGCAAGCTCGCAACGGCAAGCGCTGCAACGCGTGTTGTCGAAGCGCGTCGGCGTCGTCGTCGACGGTAAAGAGGCACAGCTTCCGGTCTTCCTGATCGAAAGCGTAGGCGACTGGCGTTTCGCGCCCAACGAGGCTCCGCCTGCTGGCGACGACGCACAGGCCTTCGAGGAAGACGTCATCCGACGAGAGCACCCTGAACACATGCTCGCCAAATGGGCCAAGGCCCGAGAACAGTTTATCGCCAAAGCCGTCGAGACACGACGTCTGGCTGAGCACCAATACGAGCAACAGATGGGCGGCGAGGTCGCCAAGAGCATCCAAGCGATGGTCAAGTCGGTTGCGTCGTCGACGAACAAGGCGGTGGCCCGTGTCTAACAAAGACGTCAAGCCCTCTGCCGTCGACAAGATGGCCGAGCGCATCAAGCAAACAACCCCTTCTCTCTCCTCGGAGCAAGCGCGCAAGGTTGCGCGTGAAAGCGCCGAGCGCATCAACCGTGAGCGCCGCGAACGCGGCTGATAGGAAGAATCACCATGTCACTCGCAGCACTCAACACTGGCGGAAATCACAGCGCTGTCAGCGTCAACGTCTCCGACGGCACCGGCTTTGCCATCACCGTCGCAGCAGCCGCGACGCCGCAAGCTGTCCTCTCGTCAACTCTCCTCACCGAGAAGAAAAACAGCACGGGCGGCGGCATCACCTTCGCCGCAGCGACCGGCGTCTTCACCGTCGCCACCCCTGCGGGCCTCGGCCGCTATCTGGCGATCGCTTCGGCGGGCAACACGCAAGGCCAAAACTCGGCGCATCACAACGTGCAATTCTTCGCCCGTGAGGCTGGCGTCGCCGCTGCAGCTCGCGGCATCAGGGCGCGGAAGCTTGAGGGCTCTACGGCCGCGCAAGGCAACTGCGGCGTCGCGCTTGCGATCGTCGACCTCTCGGCTATCGGCGACACCGTCGAGCTGCGCGTCGGTGTGCAGACCGACGGCAACGCGATCACGTTCCGCGAGCTTGAGATCGACCTCATCAAGATCGGCGAAGTCTGATGCGTGACCTCGACGTCTACGCCAGCGTGAGCGGTGGTGGCCCTGCTATCACCTATCTCGCTGGCGCAGCGTCGGCGGTCTCGCGCTACGCACGCGTGCGAGGATGGGCCGGCGCAAGCGCTGGCGCTATCGTCGCCGCGTGTCGTTCCTTCAACGTCTCCGACGAGATGATGGTCCGCGTGCTCGTCGAGATACTTTCGACTGGCAAGGCACTGAATCCTGGCGTCGGCAACATTCCTCGCGGCGGTATCTTTGATCTCGATGCCGTCGGAGAGATCGTCGACAGCGTGCTTGGTAAGACGGCCAAGCTCGGCGATGCGCATATGGCGCTCATCGTCTGCGTCACCGACCTCGACCAAGCGCGGCCAATCTATCTCAGCAAGGCAGCGACACCTCGCGTACTTGTGCGTGAGGCGCTCATAGCCTCGTCGTCGTTCATGTGCGGCGTGACGCCAGCGGCAAAGATCCCAAGTCTCGGGTCTGATCTCTCTCCCGATATCCGCCTCTTCGGCGACGGCGGTCTCACAGACAACACCGTCGACGGCGCGTGGGATGGGATGCTCGCGCCACGCGTTGCGTTGCGTCTTGCGCAACAAGACGGCGACACACAACCAGAGCAACGAATCCGCGACGGCGACGTGCCGAAGATTCTCGCGGCGATTCCGCGCGCGCTCTTGTGGGGCGCCTCGGCGTGGAAGTCTCGTCGCACCGACGGCCTCGACGTCGACGTCGACGGCACCAACGACTGGTCATTCAAGAAATCCGAGACGCGTATCCTCGGCGAGTGGGCCAACGGATACGACAGCACGTCCGACACGATGGTCGAGTGGTTGCGAAAGCGTAAAGACGCTGGGATGATCGCTCCATGACACTCGAACAAGTGCTCGTGGGTGTGCTCTCTTCCGTAGCCGGTGGAGCTGGCGCATGGGCCTCGTTGCAGGCTCGCGTGAGGCGGCTCGAGGAAATCACCGCAGACCTCAAGTCCGAGAAGGCAAGCAAAGAGGCGCTCTCCGTCGTCGCCGCGTCTGTCGACCGGCTAACACAAGAGATGGAGCGCCGCTTCGACCGACTTGAGGATCTGGTCAAAGCCATGATTGCCCCGAGGTCATCATGAACGAACAGCAGCAACCTTTCGACGACGACGGCGGCATCGTCGGCCGTTTCCTTTCGCGGATCTTTGGCCGATCGTATCGCACCACGATCGCTGGCGTCGTCACGGTGCTGGCGCAAGGCGTGGCGCTTGCGCCTGGTGTGCCTCCTGAGGTGGCTCATTGGGCACAAGTGCTCGCGGGCCTTGCGAGTGGCGCGGGCCTGTTGACCGCCAAAGACGCTCGGGTTTCCGGCCCTAAATGAGCCGCTTCCTCGCCGTCTACGCTGACGACGTCGAGCGCATCCTCTGGGCTCCGTCGATCGACGTGGCAATGCAGATTGCCGAGGTGCTTCGCAGCGTCGACGTGGAGGCGATATGGGCCGAGTAGGCTACCCTGATCAGCCCGTGCTCTGGCAGGGTGACCCTCGATGGGGTCGCCGCACGGTGGGGCTCGGGAATGGCACGTTCGGCGCCGTCGGTTGCGTCGTCACGTCGCTGGCGATGGCCCTTCGCTATCTCGGCGTGCGCGCTGGCGCGACTCCGCTCCAGGTGCAGGCAGCGGGGCTCTTACGAGGCAACGTGTGGGCTCCAGGGCAATCGGGGTGCGTCGTCCCGGCCCTTGTGTCGGCTCAGGTCGACGTGAGCCCTGGCGTTGATTTGGCGGGGCCTGGGAAGGTCGCCGACAAGGGCGCCTTGAGTGAGCTCATCACCGAGACACTCAGCAAGCGCGGCGTGCTGCTAGTGGCCGTCGACTACGACCGTTCGCTCCCGAAGGGCGACCCGATCGCCGACCATTGGGTGTGCTGCTACGCCATCGACGGTGACGACGTGCTCGCGGCCGACCCCGCTACAGCGCGGACCGAGCGCCTCTTGATGTCGACGCTCGAGGGCCCCGTGAAATGGGGCAAGATCACGCGCCGCTACTCGGTGGCGCGTGCTGTGTCGGTGCTGGTGGACTGACCCTTTGCCTTGGCGATGGCAGCTTCTATCGCTGTCAAGTCCTCCGACATGACAGTGGGCAAGAACTCCCTGATGGTATCTCTCACATGCTCGCAGGCTGCCAACAGGTCAGGCGCGGCGGCGATGAGGTGGGCGTTTGCCTCGACGACCTCTCGGTTGATCGGCTGCCCTTCAAGTCCGATGCAGGGTGCGACCGTGGCCGTCAGGTCCGGCCACGTCCCAAGGTCAACGTATGCGACCCAGTACTTGCCGTGACCGTAAAACTCAGGCGCGACTTCTGCAACGGCCCACGGTCCCGGTGTGTGCTTGCTCATGGCTTTACTCCCCACTCTTTCAGCGTGATGAAATCAACATCGTCGGCCCAAAAGTCGCCATCGGCACTCTGCTCCATCGGCGGACGGTCCCACGGGTCATCCATGCTGCGAGCAAAGGCGCACTCTTCGGCATTTTTTGCGAGCAATTCCTCAACGACCAACATCGCGCCCTCTCGCGTCTCATGCACGCTCTCGACGTAGCCGCCCTCGTAAAGCGACCCCACGGTGACGATCCACACGCTGCGGATCGCCTGACGAGTGGCTGTCGTCATCGCGCACCGCCTTTGTGCCAGGCGTCGAGATCGTCAAGCACGGCGCGGATTGCATCGAGGCGCACGGCGTCGTCAGCGAGCGACCCAGCCCGGCGCGTGGCCTCGCGGATCACGGCGGTACACAAGGTGCGGCCGAGCCCGTGACGAGGCCCGACGCGGCCGTTGATGGGCGCGGGGATACCGTGAGTCAGTCGGGCGTGATGGATGGCCTGCCGGGTGACACCGCAATGACGCGCAAGGTCTGCGTCGGTGCCCGTCCAGGTCTTGAGTGTGTCGAGGTCGATTCGGTTCATGGCGTCACTCTACTTTGTTTTTTTGACACGTCCACTACGGATGTCCCGTTGCCGCTCTCGCTCTCGAGCGCGTCTGCACTCGACCTCACGGCAGCACGGTCTCGCCGTGTCCCGCGGGAAAAAATCAAGCGCCGCTTGACACCACCAGCAGTGCACGGCGGTTGCCTTGATTCCGCTGACGAGCTCCGCCGCACGTCGACGATCGCGGTCACGCGCACGGCGGAGCGCCTGCGATTTGCGCCCGGCCTCAGCCTTGCGGGCCTTATAACAGGGCTCGGCCGAGCACCATCCGCGCCCAACGACGATCCCCTGCCCCCACAAGCGCACAGATGCCCCACAGTGCTCGCAAGGCACATAGACCGGCGTCGAGCCTCGGTCACGTGTCGAGACGTGGTCTCGGAGCGTTTTAGCGCGTCCAGGCTGCTGTGTTTTGCAACGGGCGTAGCTGTCGACGACGACCAGCCTCCGACCGTCGCACACCTCGAGGGCCTCGTGGTCGTCTTCGTCGCGACACGCCTTGCCCGCGTCGACGCCACACTCGTCGCACCGGGCGTAGCTCGCCCACGGCCCGCGTTCAATGATGCGCTTGACGGGCTCCTCGAGAAACGACTTGTTCAGCAAGCCATGCTTCGACGTCATCGCTCACGCTCGTAGAACGACGCCAGCCACACCGCATGACGTCGAGCGCGACGACGCTCGGAGACAGCATCGGAAAGCAGCGCTACGCCGTAGGTGGCGACGGAGATGGATAGGGCAAGCAGGAGGATTGAAATGGCGGTCATTTTTCATCACCCGGCACGGTGTCGAAGGCATCAAGAGCGGGCTTCAGCTTTGTGTCGATTGTCTGCCAGCGTCGTGCCGCCTCGACGACGGCCATCGCCAATTGCATGCGCTCGCGTAGGGCCTCGAGCTGGATGCCGAGTTCATCGCGCTCGCGAATGGCGGCGTCTCGTTCGTCGACTCGCTTTGCGTAGGTTCCAGCCGAGACAGTGTGGGTGACCGCAAGGTAGTCTCCGTCGCGGTGGGAGAAGCGCTTGGGCAGGTCGGCACGAGGAATGAACACGCCGCCCTCTTCCTCGTGGTCGCCGAGGATGCGCTCGACGACGTCGATGTGCTCGACGCACGCCGCCACGGTGCGGGACAGTTCGTCGCGCTCGCGCTCCGCTGACGTGGCGCGGGTCTCGATTGCGACGAGCCTCCATGCCTCAGCAACGGCGGCGTCGCGTTCATCAAGGGCATCAAAAGTTCGCTGGTTCGCGGCGTATGCCGCCGATGCGAGGTCATCGAAATCCTTTCTCGGGACCCATTTCCTTTGCTCGGCAAAAACGGCTGGACTTTCAAGGATGGCGCGGCATCGCAAGCGGCTCATCCACGCCGCTGAGCACGGCTTGCCGTGCTCATCTTCGCTGTCGGCGATGTCCACCAACGCGCCAGCCATCGCCGCCACGGTGCGGGACAGTTCGTCGCGTTCGCGCTTCACGTCTTCAATTGTTTCGCCTTCGGTGTCGTGCATGTCGTGCTCCTCTCAAATCAGACCGGGTTGGTAGCCTCTGTCGAGGCGCTTGCGTGCTATCTCGTAGTGCTCTGGTTTCTCTTCTGACGTGATGCAGCGACGGCCTTCCATCGCCGCAGCAAGGGCAGTTGTGCCGGAGCCACAAAACGGATCGACGACGAGGTCGCCGGGGCGGCTGTAGTCGCGGATGATAGCGGCCATCAATGCCAACGGCTTTCCGCCGACCACTTCGCACCGCTCTGGAGGAACCATGTAGCCACCGGGCAGCGTGCCCCATTTCGCGTAGGGCGCGTGGCGAGGTCGGGCGACGACGATCCAACACGTCCACGACGACGGACCATCCCCCGACAAACGCACGCGCGACCCCGGCGAGAAGAACGGTAGCGGCGCAAACACATAGCGGTCGTGCGTTTCAAGTGCATCGGTGTAGGCGCTGACAAGGTCGTGCGAGGTGAAGGCAACGAACCAACCGGCGCATCGCGGGGCCATGCTGTCGACGAAGGCGCGGACGTCGTCGGTGGTGAAAGTGGCGTAGTTCAAGGCGCGGCGCGCTGACATGTCGGCGCCGTGGGCGCCGGGAGGACTCCCGGCGCCCAAATCATGCCCCTCATGCGTCCGCGCCGAGTACGGCGGATCACAAATAACCGCATCGCACGTCGTCACGTCGGCCAACACGTCCTGCCATCGGCCAAGCCTGAGATCGATCATCGTCCACCCATCTCGCGATAAATCGTCTGCACAAGCGCCCAGTCACGATCGCTGAAGCTCGACTCGGGTTTCTTGCGAGACTCGCTCACGGCGCGTTTGGCTTTGTTCCAGATGGCTTCGTCTTTTTGTCCTGGCATTATTGGCCTCGTGCTTTGGAAATGGCCGCCTTCGCCGCGTCGATGGCGTCGACGTACTTGGAAAACGCGCGCTGACCGTCTGTGAGCGCAATGTGCTCCGCATCCAAGAACGCCTCACACGCCGCCAACAAATCGGGCGCGGCGGCTTGCAACTGCATATTGGGAAAGGTCTTGGGGATCGCCTGCCCGTTTTCGTCGGCGAGATGGGCACAGCTCTTCCACGCCTCGTGTCCTGGCGGATGCTTACCGCAATCTCGCACAACCCACAGTCCCGGTGTGTGCTTGGTCATGGCCTCTCCGGTCCTTTCTTTCTGAACACGACGCCACGCGCGCGCCAAGCAATCTCGTCAATCTCTGGCGTCCCTTCTATGCCGTGCGTGCGCCACCAATCGGCGAGTCTCTCGCAGACGGCGTAGGCTTCATTGCGCTCATCTTGCATGCGATGCCACACTGACGTGGGCACCACGACGACGTTGACGGCGTCGTCGAGGATACCGAGGATACGGAATAGAAAGTTCATCGGGTCACCGCCATGAGTTTTTTGTAGACCGCTCGCACGCGTCGCACGTCGTCGGCACAGTATGAGGCGACGTCGTCGAGGCGACCTTCACAGATGGCATCCCACACCTTGCTGCCGTCGATGTCACCTTTGAGCAGAGGCACACCGAAAGCGACGCAAGCGGCGTCGAGAGATGCGTAGGACTTCCAATCGGCGCGCAGCATCTCCATCGTGCAGATCCACACGCTGTCCCACGGCTTGATCCTCAGTGCGTGCACCTTGTAGGGAAGCTTGACGCCGTGGACAGCACACCGAGTGCGAAGCATGGTTCTGTCGAACTCGGCGTTGTGCGCGACGATCTGCGATAGGCACCCGTCGTCATAAAGAGCACCAAGCTCAAAGGCTACAGCCTCACAGAGTCTCGCTTCGCCTTGCGGGTCTGCGAAGTCGCGCTTCCATGTGAGCGGCTCGTTGTCGTCGAGGGCGAGCGAGACGACAGCCAGCTCACCGAGCAGCGGCGACAACGACGATGCGCGGTATTCTTTATCCGCGCTCTTTGGCTCGGTGCCTTTCGCAAGCGCTCGAGCGGCCATCCAAGAGACGACCTCGGGCCTTTGCGCTGGCACTGTTTCGACGTCGAGATAGACGATCATGGTTGGGCCTCAATCGTGATTGTGAAACCGTAACGGCTTGTCTCATCTGAGCGTGCACGGCGCTGAGAGTAGTGCCATGCAATCGGCGCAGACGTCCCATCATGCGTCCCGTAGTGGCGTGCAATCTCGTCGCGCACGTACTTGAATGCTGACGGAAGATTGTCGTCGTCGAGGTCACGAGGGCTGATTCGCGTGAATGTCACAACGACGGGCAAGTCTGGCAGCACACGCGATCTCAGAAGCCACGCCGTCGTCTGCTTTTCTTTATCCGTGCGCTTCTTGAGCGTGCGCCAATGGCCTCGGGCGTTGGTGTGCGCGTCAAGCTTCATCGGCGCGTATAGGTGGATGCCGTCAGACATCGACGACAACCAATGCACCGGATGCCTCAAGCGAAGCGCCGTAAAACGCCCTCAGCGCTGAGATTGAACCTGGAGACGGGCATGCGCCCTCATTTTCCCAGACTGACAGCGAGGCAACGCTACAGCGCGTTTCGCGTGCCACGTCTGGCAAGCTGAGGCCCATGCCCTCGCGCAGCTCGCGCAGGCGAGTGCCGTCGAGGATTGTCCGTACGCCGGTTTTTGGATGGTACCAAGTCTGAGCCATGTGCAGATCTCCAAACAAAACCCCGCACGGTGATCCGTGCGGGGCGAGGTGGCGTCACGCCTTGCGGTTCATGAAGCCGGGCTTGCTCGATGGAGCCGACGCAGCGGGCTTGCTGGCGACAGCGACGGGCGCAGCGACACCAGCGCGGGGCTTGAACGCCACGACGTCGTTGCTGGCGTCGTAGCCGTTGGCCGCAGGGCGCACCTTGAGCTTCACCACGATCTGAGCTCCGACGCACGGTGACAGGCTCATGCCGGTCACGCCGCAGGCATCGGCAAGCTCAGCAGCTTGGCGCTTGCCAATATCGAGCATCTGCTGGCCCTTCTCGTCGGTGCGGATTGTGCGAAGCGTGATGCGCGTCCAGGTCTTACGTCCCTTGTAGTCGCCGTCGTCGACGGTGAGTTCAACACTTGCCTGGACACTCTGCTCGTCGCGGGTCTTCTTTGCCTCGATTTTGCTCACTGAGACCGGATAATCTCCGGCAGGCAATGGCTCAAAACTCGACGGGCGGCGCTCGACGCTGGCGACGTCAAAGTCAAGGGCGAGGGGGTCGTTGTCGAAGTCATTCATGAGTTCACCTTCTTCAATTGGGCTGCGATGTAGCGATTGATCAGCGCGGTCGTGTCTCCGTCGTCGCTCTTGAGTGCAATCGACGTGCATTGCGCTAACAGGTCTCTTTTGATCGTGATACGACGATCGGCCTTTGCGTCGCTGAGCTTCATCTCAGTTTGCTTGGGAGTCTGCTTCGAAGCCTTCTGTGCTTTTTGTGCTTGTTTTTTCCTGTCTATCTCGTCGTGGATGGCCTTTGATTCGGCGACGATACTAGCCAACGTCTGACCATCCACCGTCAAGATCTTTCCATCTGCTGGTTTTATGTTTCTCTCATTCAGGACCGCACGAAGTGTCCTCTCTCCACAACTGACAAACTTTGAGGCCTGTGCAACGCTGTAGTTTTTTTCTGGTACGATTGTCCCTATCTGTTCAATCCTTTTGGTTTTTTCAATTGCTCTCATTGTGCTTGTCCTTGTGCGTGTGCCGCCATCTTCGCCAATGCAGCGCCGAGGTCAGCGGGTTCGAGCGGGTCAAGAGCCCCGCTGCGGTCCTTGGCGATGCTGCGGGCATCGCCAGAAGTTTGGAGGTAGCGCACGGCTGCGCGCTTGCCGTCGGTGTCGACTTCGTCGACGGCGATCAGGCGAAACACCTCGTCAAAGAGATACGGGACTGCGTCACCGAGCTTGGCGCCGGGCATCGAGATCCCGTAGGTGATCCGACCTGTGGCGTCGTCTTTGAGTTTGGCCAGTTTCGCCGAAAAATACACGCCGATCGGCAGGTCACGAAAAGCACGCATCGCGGCCGTGACGCGCTCAATCACGGCACCATAGGCCTGACGTGGGTCCGTGACCTTTTTCTTTTCGGCAGTCAGCACGACTTCGGCGATCTCTGAGATGCTGTCAAGCGCGACCCAGTCATATCCATGCGACTTGCTGGTCAGGTGCTTGTGAACTGAGATCAAGTCGTCGACAGTTTCGATTTCGACGACGTCGAACCGTTCGTCGCTCGATGCAAACGACAACGACAGCAAGCCCGACTCTGCGGACACGATCAGCACCTTTCCGGGCAAGCTTCCGATCAGCGTCGTCTTGCCAATGCCGCTGTCACCGTAGACAAGCACCTTGGGTGCATGCGGCCTGATAGCCTCTTTGAGTTTTACGATCTGCATCTGCTCTCCTTTGTTGGTTGACTTCTATCGGGGTCCGATAGAATGTGTCAAGCACAAAACGAAAGGACAGATCATGAAGCTGAGGGACTACCAGCAAGAGGCAGTGGATGCGGTGTTTGCGTACTGGGAGCGGGCACCGTCGACGCCGGAGCGGCCAGCAAGCCCCCTTGTGGTGATGCCGACGGGCAGCGGCAAGAGCCCCACGCTCGGCGAGACGACGCGGCGGCTTGTGCAGGACTTCGGGTGTCGCGTGGTGATTGCCACGCACAGGGCTGAGCTCATCGCGCAAGATGCGAAGGCAGTGCGGTCGATCTGGCCGATGGCTCCCGTGGGGATTTTTTCTGCGGGGCTTGGGCGAAAGGAGGTCGACCAGATCACGATCTGCGGTGTCCAGTCCATCGTGCGGTCGACGTCGAGGCTCGGTCATGTCGACGTGCTGATCATCGACGAGGCGCACCTGCTGAGCCCAGAAGATGCGACGTCGTATCAGCGCGTGATCTCCGATCTGCGAGCGGTCAACTCCGACATGCGGATACTCGGGTACACAGCGACGCCCTACCGTCTCGGGCAGGGATACTTGACCGAGGGAGACAGCGCGCTTTTCACGTCGGTGGCCTACGACGTCGACGTCAAGCGCCTGATTCGAGAGGGATGGTTGTCTCCGATTGTGACCGGCTACGTCCGAGAGCAGATCGACCTTTCTGAAGTCGGCATCCGTGCGGGAGAGTTTGCGGCCAAAGACCTCGAGCTTGCGTGCGACGTCGACAAGATCAACGGCATCGTCGCCGACGACGTCAAGGGTGCTCTCGATGGCGGGCGCACGTCGGCCATGATCTTCGGCACGTCGGTGGCCCACGCAAAGCGGTTGCGAAACGAGATGCAGATCCGTGGCGTGTCGTGTGACGTGATCACTGGCGAGACGGAGCGCGGTCAGCGGGACGAGATCATCGGGCGCTTTAAGGCTCGGCAGCTTTCGTGCCTTGCCTCTTGCGACGTCCTGACGACGGGCTTTGACGCACCTGTCGTCGACGTGCTTGCGTTGGTCAGGCCGACCATGAGCCCGTCGCTGTATGTGCAGATGGTGGGGCGCGGTATGCGACTGGCCGACGGAAAGACCGATTGCCTGCTTTTGGACTACGGCGCGAACATTGCGAGGCATGGCCCCATCGACGACGTCAAGGTGAAGCCCAAGGGAAAGAAAAGCGACGGCGAGGCACCCTTGAAGACGTGTCCAAAGTGCCTTGCCGTGCAAGCTCCAGCGGTGCGGGTCTGCCTCCACTGTGGCTACGAGTGGCCAGCACCTGAGCGAAAAGCGAACGACAAGGCCAGCAACCTGCCGGCGCTGTCGCTCGAAGTGAAGCCCAAGGCTCCGCCCGTGCGTCACGACGTCGGTGCCGTCGAGTGGCGAAGGCACCAGAAGACCGGCGACGACACAGCGCGGCCGACGCTGAGGATCGACTATTACCCTCCAGGTGGGCTGCTTGGGCTCGGGCGTAAGATTGCGTCGGAGTGGGTGTGTGTCGAGCATGACGAGGGCGGCTTTGCGTGGCGTAAGGCCATGCGGTGGTGGGAAGACCATGTCGGGTGTCGTTTGCCGACGAGCGTCGACGATGCAATCGAACTTCTCAACGATGGGCACATGATGCCGGTCGTGGCGATCGAGGTGGAGAAAGAAGGAAAGTGGGATCGTGTTATCGCTATCCACCACGGCGAGCGACGTGATCCGGGCGACGATGGCGAGGGAGGTACTGGCAACGATCCATCGTCGTCGATGGCGACGTCGTGCAAAGAGTGCGGGATGCCGTCTCTTGCTGAAAATCAACCGGTGCTGCGCAAGATTGACGTTCAGGGCCGTGCTCTTTTCTACCGTCAGTGTCCCTACTGTACTGGTAACCATGGCGGCATCGGAAAATGGCTGCCACACACTCCAGAAATTGAAGCGGTCGCTGTCGACGAGACGACGACAGAACAGGACGATCTGCCATGGTGATGACCAACCTCGATGCGGCCCTGTGGTACGCTGAGCGCGGGCTTGCGGTGTTTCCGTGCTCACCGGGAACCAAGATTCCTTTTGCGGGATCTGCCGGATGCAAGGATGCGACGACGGACCAAGCCACGATCAGATCGTGGTGGGAGAAGACTCCGGGGGCCAACGTTGCGATTGCGACGGGGTCGGTGTCTGGCATTTACGTCGTCGACATTGACGCGGCGTCGTCGGAGATCATGCCGCGCTTGCCTGAGACATGGATCGCAAGGACACGTGGCGGCGGGTGGCACTATTTCTACCGCTTGCCCGATGGTGTGCGCCTACCCAACACTGCCAAGTCAAGCCCTAACGCGATCAGCCCCGATGCCGACACGCGTGGCGAGGGAGGCTACGTCGTGGCGTTCCCGTCGGTGGTCGAGGGCAAAGGATACACCTGGACGAATGACGTAGACCCGGTGCCGTTGCCGTCGTGGATCGTGGACAGAGTGAAGCCTCGACAACAGGCGATCGCGCTCACGCGCCAGACGTTTGCTCTCACTGCGACGTCGTGGGCAGAGACAGCTCTTGATCGTGAGGTCGACGAGGTGGCGCGGACAGGCAAGGGCGGGCGTAACCATGCGCTTGTGCGTGCGAGCTTCAAACTCGGCCAGATCTGCGGCGCCGGTCATCTGTCTTTCGGTGTTGCTGCGGATGCGCTCTTCAGCGTGGCTCGTGGCTGGGAAGGCGAAAGCGAGCGCAAGTCGAAGGGCACGATTGAGCGTGGCCTCAAGGCTGGCGCGTCGCATCCTCGGAGTCCTGCGGACAAGGCGATCGTCGAGTCCGATAGCGGCTACTTCGTCGACGAGATCAACGCGCTTGTGATGGAGCCGGAGATCATGGCGCCGGAGCCGAGCAAGCCTAAAGGGCCGACACCAGCCGAGCAGGATGCTGCGCGATGGGCGATGCTGGCCGACGTGCGAGCCCTCGGCGGCTTGTGTGACACGTTCTGCGGATGGGTAATTCGAGGTGCCGATCATCCGCAGCCTGGGCTCACGATTGCGGCGCTTCTGGCGCTCGGGTCGGCGATGGCTGGACGTCGGTTGGTGTACCGCCGGTCGACGTCGAGCCTTTACGTTGTGGCGATGGCGTCAAGCGGAGAAGGAAAGAATCGGCCTCAGTCGTGCCTATCGAGGGTTATCGACGAATGCTGGCCAGCGCTTCGGGGGCCAAATTCTTTCTCCTCTGGACCGGCTTTCGTCGACGGCGTCAAAAAAGCCGTTGGTGCCGGTGTGTCGACGTGTCTTGTGCTTGACGAATATGGAATGCAACTTGGCAACATGATGGGGCCGCGGGCGGCGACACATCGGCAGGACATCAAGCAAAGTCTGACGGAGCTGTCGACGAAGGGCACCGACAAGTGGAGTCCAGCGGTCTCGCTCGTCAAGGGCGGCGGCAAGCTCGACTTGATTGCGCCGGTCGTGACGGTGCTGGGCTCGACGACGCCGGAGAGCCTTCACAGCGTGCTGACGTCGGTGGACGTCGCGGATGGCTTTGTGGGCCGTCATGTGTGGATGCGGTCACAGTGGGTTCTGCCAGACTGGCAACCGCCAGAGACGAGGCCAGACGACGATCTGCCACTGGACGTTCGGTCGGCCGTGCTGGCGGTGCGTGAGCGTCATGAACAGTGGCATTTGGCGCTCCCGGTCACGCTCGACACGGGGATCGATCAGCTCCGGCTCTACGACCCGGTCACGATGCCGGAGGACAGCGAGGCAAGAGACCTATTGACGCGGTGCAAGGTCGACGCCGACAAGGCCCGTCGAGAGGGCACCCGGCAGGACGTGCCTCCGGCCGTGCTGGCGCGTCTACCGGAGTTTGCCGGCCGTCTGGCGCTGGTTCTTGCGGCGTTGTCTCAGCCTGAGTCTGACGCGCCTGTCGTGACAGGTGAGTGTGCGCGGGTGGCGATCGCGCTGGCGGAGGAATCGGCGCGGGTGTTTTCCGGCAGTCTGGCCGCCAATCGTCGGGCAGGCTGGGACGACCATGCGGCGCAGTGTGAGCTCGTCCTGTCGGCGATCAGGTCTGCGGGCGGGCGGATGGTTAGGTCTGACCTCCTGCGAGCCTGTAGGGCGCTCCCAGCGCGCCTGGTTGGCGAAATTGTTGACCGGCTTGCTGAAGAGGGAACGATCGTGGTAGCAAAGGAGCCTACGGGCGGACGCCAGCGCGAAATTTACGCTTTGCGTCAATCGTAAGAAACTTCCTTCCCGGAAAGAAGATCAGAGGGCTCGACACCAGTCGAGCCCTCTGCTGCTTTTTGGGAAAGAAGATGTTTTCGCCCGTGGTCCCCTATATTAAGGAGTTTTCTCAGGAAGAGATTTTTTGAGAGATCTATAATAAGAACAAGTCGATTCGAGTCGATGTTGACCAATCCGACGGCCCTGATACACTCAACTCAGCTCGCGTCTCTCTCCCTCCAAAAAGAGCTACAGCCCCGCAAGGGGCTGTTTTTTTTTCTCTTCGAGTTGCTATCGACGACGAACGAAGCGTGTATGCGCCTCGCAACGGGGCACGGCCCCACCACCGCGAGGAGAGAGCGATGAAGGTACGCGAGCTGATTGAGATCCTGGAGGAGCTGGACCCGGAGGCCAGCGTCTACCTCATGAGCCAGCAGAACTGGCCCTTTGAGGTCGCGATCCACGGCGTCACGGTGCGCGAGGAGTTCACCGAGTCGGACGACGAGGACGACGACGGTGGCGAGGCTCCCGCCGCGAGCGAGCACGATCGCTGGAGCGCGCGGCCCGAGTCGCTGCCCCGCAACGACGTGTTCATCGTCGAGGGCAGCCAGCTTCGGTACGGCAGCAAAGAGGCCTGGGACGCCGCCTACCGCGGCTGACCGACGAGGGCCTTCCGGCTCCGGCCGCGACCTCCTCCGAGGGGGTGGCGGCCTCGCTCTTAAGCATCGTCACGAGGGCGTGACGACGTGCGGACTGCCTTGGGATGGTGCCGCGCGTCGTTCCGCCCTCGCCCTTTCTTGGGCTTAGGCGTGGACGCAGCAAAAAGGCCCACACTGGGGTCGCCAGGGTGGGCCGGTAGTTGGGTGGGGCCGTGTGGTGATCGTGGCTCAGCGGGCGCTAGGGCTCGCGCTCGGCCTCGCGGTAGGCGTCGCAAGCGCGGCAGATGTCCTCCCACGCGGCGAGGGTCTCGTACCGACAGTCGGGGCAGACCCTGGGGGCCTCGTCGCCGGGGTCGGGCAGGTCACGATCGGGATCGGCGGGGCGGGTCATCGGTCGTCCTGCGGGGGATCGAAGTCGTCGGTCATGGGGCACCATATGTGGGGGCTTCGGTAATCTGTACTTTTGGTGGCTCCGACAAAAACCAATAAAAATCTGTCATGGCAGGAACCTGCAAATATCCACGCAACGGCTCTTGTGGTGGCCCCCATCGAACATATCCGACGATCCCATCGCAATTGCGAATATGTATGGCTGTGTCGTCTTTGACTGCGATCCAATTGATTCGTGCTATTTCTCCCTCGATTTGCGTGCACGCCTCTTCGGCACTGCGTCGATCGTAGCAGACGACGACGACAACGGATTGACGATCAGAATAGCTCCCAGCCGTCACTGATATAACGTATGCCATATTGCTCATTCGTCACCGTCCAAATCAGTGGCGTCGGGCGAGCCGAGCTCGGCGGGCTCACCGCCGCAGGCCCCGAGGCCCGCGGCCATCAGCCACGCCCACACGGGCAGACCCTCACGTTTTGCTTGGCGGATGACGGCGCGTTGCATTGTCCTACACATACTGACACTCCTATTGCTTACGATTGCGCACGATTGCTTACGATTGCTCACAGGCCGTACAGGCAGCACAGCAGGTCCTCGAGCTCGTCTCGGCTGAGGTCACTGTCCAGGTAGGCACACGTCGGGGCGACGATTGGCGGGCCGTCTGCGTAGGCGGCGAGCGCCCGATCCCACCAATTTTCTTCTTCTGGGTCCACGTATATTTGCTCGTCGAGATCGCGCTCAACGCTCGCGGCGTATTCGTAGTCCCAGTTTGGGTGTCGATCTGACCAATTTGGCTCGTACATGGTGTTCCTCCGACGCCAGAAGCCCGGGCTCTAGACCGGGCGGTGCTTGGCAAGTTGTGGGGGTGGGCGATCAGGCTGCAGCGCGGGCGGCGTTCAGCGACGCGGCCATCTCGCGAGCCTCTGCCAGAGCGCGCTGGTAGGCGCACCGCGCCGTGTGGCCGACGTTCAGTTTTTCCCACGTCGCGACGACGCGTCGGACGCCCTTGCGGCGGACGTCGATCGTGAGGCGGCGCTCGTCGACGTCGGCCGCGACCTCGAGCACGCCAACGCGCTTGTACACACCCCAGCACGAATTGGGCATGCAGGCGGCGGAGCTGACGACGACAAACTTGGTGGCGGCGGTGGCGGTGGTCATTGTCTCTTCTCCCATTCGGCTCGCTTGATTGCGGCGCCGTGAGTTGATTCTACACGCTTTGCAAACAATGTCAAGCGCACCGTGCTTGTTTTGTGGATCTCCGCGTTGCAAAGCCGGATCAGGGCAGATCTGTGATCTGATCTGTGATCTGATCCATCGTAATGGCGCGGCCTGATCTGGCGTGTTTCGTGGCTTTGCAATGCCAGATCTGCGGGCAGATCAGGGGTGGGCGTTCCGATGGGATTGCTGATTTGCAGAGTGTGCTTGACTTTGCGTGCAAGGCGACCCCCCCCTCACAGGGGGGTTTGTTTTTTCGTGCCAAAATGGCATGCTCGTCGCGTATGACCAATTACCCCCGCAAGCCCAACAGCGGCAAGCAGGCGGGGCGCAAGAACCTGCCCGGCTGGTTGCGCCACGCCGTCGACGACATCCTTCGTGCCGAATATGCGATCGGCATGGGTGATCCGTCGCTGGCCGTGCCTCGCGGTGCTGACGTGCCAGACAGCGTGATCAACCTCGTCGCCGATGCGGCGCCAGAGCTCCGCCACGCGTGCCGAAAGAACCTTCTCGGTCATGCCCTGGCGCCTCACGCTAAATGGGAGGCGGAAGATCTGGACGATACCGTCGTCACCGTCGCCGACCTCGAGCGCCAGCTCCGTGAGCTCGCAGAGAGCGGCGACCGTGGCGCCATCCTCGCGATGCTCGCCGCACTCGACCCAGCACGCTACGGGCCACCGGGCAAGACGATCCCGCCGCCAGATAGCTCCGTCGATACCGTCGACTTCGCACCTGCGATTTTGAAGTGAAACGCGGGCTCGCGACGTTTGGCAAGCGTCACCTCGAAGTGCTTGCCGATCGTGCCCCTGGGATCCGCGTCGTTTCGGGCGGCTATGGAAGTGGCAAGACGTCGGTGGGCGTTGCGTGGGCAGTCGACCTCGGCTTGCGCGCTGGACACCTCGGGCCAATCCTCGCGACGGAGCCGAGTTATCGTAGCGTCGTCGACGTCATGGAAGCGGCGATCATCCGCTACTGCGATCTGTGGGGGCTGCCCTATCGACGGTGGGTGAGCGATCATATTTTTGAGATCGGCAAGAGCAAGCGTTTCGAGTTGTGGTGCCGCTCACTTGACAAGCCGAGGGCAGTCGAGGGCATCAACGCGATCGGCCTGTGGGCAGACGAATGGGAGCTCTGCGATCCTGAGTCGCTGATCCCGGCGATGCAGCGCGTCCGCGTCGGAGACGCATTGGAGATTCTGCTGACGGGGACACCCGAGGGCTACGGGCCAGCGTGGGAGGCGGTCTTGGCGAACCCGTCTCCGACGACGAGACAGTATGTGATCAGGACACAGGACAACCCGTTTCTCCCAGCGTCCTACGTCGACGAATCGGCATCGAGGCTCGGCACCGATGAGGCCATCAAAGAGAAACTCGAGGGGATCCGCACGGCGCGCGGCGGCCGCGTCTACTCCCGATTCGATCGGCGCATCAACGGCGTCTCCGTCGTGAAATCGGGTCGCATCGCCATCGGCTGCGACTTCAACGTGCGCAACATGCAATGGGTCATCGCCGAGGTCGACGACGTCAACCGCCGCATCCACGTCGTGGGCGAAGTAATCAAACAGGGCGGCACGACGACAGACGAGCATGCCGAGAGGACGGCTCAGGCGATCATGCGCCGGCTCGGTCGCTCGCGAGAGGACGTTCATGCGATGCGGATTCGCGCCTATCCCGACGCGAGCGGACAAAGTCTCCACACGACGTCGACGCTGTCGGACGTGCACCTGCTTTTGCAGGCCGGGTTTCGCCCGGACCCACCGACGAGAAACCCGCCGATCATGGAGCGCGTCAACACCCTCAACGTGCTTTTTCGGGACCGGCGTCTCTCCGTCGACGTCGAGGCATGCCCGACACTCGCGAGGGCACTCGAAACACAAGCCCTCGACGCCAACGGCGAGCCAGAAAAGAAGACCGGTAACCTCGACGTGAGCCATATCCTCGATGCGCTCGGGTACGTGTGCCACCGACTGTTCCCCGTGCACCGACGGGCACAGACCACGTCGACGTATGCGCCGGTCGTAGACGAGTGGGGGCCGGTGGCGTAGGGTGCGAATATGCGCGCTTGCGAGGATTGCCTCAAAGATTTCGAGTTTTTTGGCCACGCAGATTGGTGTTGGTCGCACCCGTCAAAGGTAGCCAAACGGCAGGCTGCTCTTGAGGATGCGTCGGTCTGGCTGGACAAGTATCGAGCCAGCATGGACGCCGTATGCGGAGCACCCACGATCTTTGTCTGGCGTCACTGCGAGGCTCCGGAATTTTTTAAGACGTGGGACATTGCATCTCAAGACGACGTGGATTGGATCGCCGCAATCCCGCCCAGTCACTCCAGCATCGTGCGGTGGGCGGAAGAGGGCAGCTCGTTTGGGTGTTTCAGAGTTGAAATCATTGCGCTGGCGAACGGGTGGGAGCTTCGCTACGGCTATCACGCGTAGATTCGGGGGAACCTCCAGGACTGCTATGCACTCGCGACACGTCGCGCTAGGCTATCGGCATGCTCAATGTCAACAGCGCAAGCGACGCAATCGTCACCCAGATCCGAGACCAGGCGGGGGCCTGGACGCCGGACCAGCTCACGGCGCTGCTCGACGCCGGACGTCGCCAGCGGGCGGCAGACTACGACCGCGTCGTCAAAGGGATCGCGGTACGCTACTCGGGTGACCAGATCGGCGTCGTCCGAGACGCGCTGAAAGCGGCCTACCCAAAAACGCATCAATCGCTGCGCCCTGACCCTGTCAACTGGCTCAGATTCTTTGCGAGGCAGGATTCTGGAGTCTACGCTGAGCCTGCGCAACGGTACCTCGAGGATGAATCTGGCGAGCCCCTCGACGTCGCCGACGTGCGAGCCGTCGAGTTTGCAGAGGCGATCCGGACAATGGGCCTCGACGTGCTAATGCCGGAAGCCGAGCGCCGATGCGCGGCTGGGGCTCGAGCCGTCGCCGTCGTCTGCGGTTGGCAACGTGTCGGCTCCGACGACGAGGGCCACGCCGTGGCGCACCTGTATTGGGGCCACGACGTCGTCACGATCGTGCACCCGTCGGCACCTGACAGTCATGACGCGGTGCTTTTTGTCGCCTTGCGGCAGGCTTCGCCGTCGGGCAGCACGTCGCCGCTTTGGTGGTGCTGGTCACGTCCCGTCGTCGAAGACGAGCTGGGAGCGATCGTGTCGTTTGGGCCATGGTCACATCGACGTGTGAGCGAGGATGGCAAGGTGGCGACGGCGTCGGAGGCCTACGAGGGGCGCTTGCCGGTAGCGTTCTTGCGAACTGAGGCGGCTTCCAGCGGACTTTGGCCTGACCCGGATAGGGATGTGTCGGTCAACGTCGACGCGCTCAACGTGGCGCGCTCCAATCGCCAGCACGTGATCGATATGCAGGCCCACGCGACGTGGGTCTATTCGGGCACCGTGCGAGAGACGTCGGAGTTGGTCGGCGGTCCTGGGGTCGTGCTCCAGATCGGCTCCGGCGAGACGCTCCAGGCTCAGACTGCCGGCGCGGACCATGCCGCCATCGAGGCCAGCGCGACGCGAGACCTGCAGGAGCTGGGCGTCAGCCGCGGCAACAGCCCCGACGCCTACGCCGTCGAGCCCGGCGCGGCACAATCGGGTGTGTCTCGCATGATCGCTAATGCGCCACATGACCAGCGTATCGCCGAGATGCGCCCCGTCTTCGTCGACTTCGAAGAACGCCAACTGTTGCCGATCGTCGTCGACGTGCTGCAGCTCTTCGACCCTGACGCCCCCGCCGACTTCGGCGACGTCGATCCGCGCTGCAAGTTGTCCAAGGGCAAGGCATACGAGGCGGATACCGAGAAGACCGATCGCGTCTTGGCGCTCAAAGCGGCTGGCATCATCGACGACGCCGACGCTCGCGTGATGCTCGGTCTCTCGGCGGACCGTGCAGAAGCCGATGCCTACCTAGGCCAGACGCGGACCACGATCGCGAGCCTGCCCGGCGCGCTGGCAGGGTCGCCGTTCACGTCGCCACGGGAGACGACTGAGCAATGAGCGGTGCCGCCGCCGCCGGGGTCGTTGCCGATGCTGCAGTGGAAGACCTGCGGCGATTGGAGGCTGCTCTTGAACGCGATCTTCTGCGTATCCTCTTGTCGCTCGACACGCTCCCCGGCGAGGATTCGCTCGTCCGTCGACAGGCACAGACCTCAGCCGCTGTACTGGCGCAAGTACGGAGCCGCCTCGAGCAAGAGGGCGAGCGGCTCACTGGCGTCGTCGGGCAACGCGCTATCGAGGCTGTTTCTGCTGTGCTCGGCGCACCGCCTGAGACGCTACCGCTCGACGCGCGCAAAGAGCTTGACCAGATCGTAAACGGCCAGACCGGCGACGTGGTCAAGACGTTCAAGTCGGCAATCCCAGAGATGAGAGAAGCGGTGGCGCGCGGCATCGCAAGCGGCGGGAGCCTTGCCGACGTCGTCGAGGCAGTGCGCCAACGGCTTGCGACGACGTACCTTCGAGCAAGCGCGGCGGTCGATTCTGCGATCATGGCCGTCGGTCGACGCGCCGTTGTCAGTGCCGCTCGCGAGGTCGAGGCGGAGCTTGATCTCATCTACGTCTACGTCGGCCCCCGCGACGACAAGAACCGCGATTTCTGCAAGGCATGGGTCGGCAAGGCCGTCACCGATCCCGCGCGCCTCGACAACGGCCAGGGCCTTCCGGTCGAGGACTACTGCGGAGGCTTTAACTGTAGACATTCATGGGCACCGACGACGGTAGAGACCGCCGTGCGAGAGGGGATAGATATTTATCGCCCCGACGGGTCGAGGCTGATTATCGACGTCGAGACGATGGCCATCATGAGGTGACACCGTGGGCATCACGACCAAGCGGAGCGGGACACCAGTCAAGTTTGACGCCGCGAAAGCGGCAAAGGTGATCAGCGCGTTCGTCCCCGGCGCGATCTTGCTGCGGACAGCTCAAGGCAAGTCGACGACGGGGAACGCGTTTGCCGCCTACAGTGACAGCTACCGTAAGACGCTGCAGGCGATGGGCGAAGACCAGAAGGTCGATCTCCGTCTCACCGGTGGCCTGCTCAACAGCGTCAAGGTGCGAGACACTGTCACCGCCGCCGACTACGTCAAGGTGACGATTGCACCCGACAACGGCACGTCGCCACAAGTCGTCGCAAAGAACAAAAAGATGAAGAAAACCGGCGAGCGCGGCCCGCCGCACAACGTGCTCGGATATTGGATCCATCACGGCATCGGCATGCCCGCGCGTCCGTTCATGGGGTTGACCAAAGAGCAAGAGGCCGAGCTCTACCGGCTGCTTGGCAAGGCCCGAATCTTCGGGTGACGCAGCACGTGGGCTCGCCGTTCGAGTGCCTCGAAAAGCGCCGTCCGCTCGGGAGAGTCTGGCAGACGACACACGATTGATAGGGCAGCCTCGAGGTCGGCCAGCGTCTCGGCCAGGACACTCTCGGCAGACTCCTGCCGACGCCTGGCCTTGCCGAGCTGAGCGTGTGCCTTAGCGATTGGGTCGTGGCGCATCTGACAGGTCTGCACCCACTGGCGTTTTCCTGTCAACTGCAATAGAGTGCAGTCCATGCAGCGCGTCCTAGTCGGGTCTACCGAGTCGATCTTGAGCTATCCTCGGCTCTCCGACGACGTCGGAATCTCGACTGGCGTCCCTTCCGTCGCCACGGCGAGACGCATCTCGTCGCAGTACCCTGACGCAGACGGCGTCTACGTCGCGGCGACGATTGATTCTCTGTCGACGACGACGCAGGGAGCCTGCAGCGAGGGCGACGACAGGATCCCGCTCGCAGCGTCGGTCGCCATCGTGGCCGGGCGACGGTATCTCGTCACCGACTCGGCCAGCGCTCGGCCGGTGGTGGTTGTCGCGGCCCGTGGCGGCACCCTAGCCACGCTGTGGCTTGCGGAGCCCCTGCCCTGCGACATCGGCAACGCGTCGACTGTGCGCGGTTTTGCGGTGTCTGTGGCGCTCGACGCCATACAGACCTCGGAGCCCGGCGCGGGATACATCCTTTTCAGGGCCACCGTCGACGGCATCGTCCGCGAATGGGACGAGCCGTTTCGCGTCGTTCGCCGCATCACGTCGGTGGCGCTGACGCCGACGGAACTGACGCAGTCCTACCCCGTCGTCCGGCAGATTGCGTCGTCATCTGACCTCACCCTCGAGGAAGCCATCCAAGCGTCCTGGCGGATGGTGATGGTCCCCGCGCTCGCCGCTCGCGGCATCCTCGACGAGGATATCCTGACCGATGACGTGCTCGTCCCGATGCACGCATCGGCGACGGTGCTGCATCTCGCGCGACAGTGGCCAGCGGCGCCCGCTGAGTTCGTCGATCGTCTCTCGACGTCGTATGAGCAGATCAAGCAGACGACGTGGGACCGAATCGACCTCATCACTCGATCACAGGAAGATGAGACGCCCGACGTCCCGACGCCGGGGAGCCAGACGCAGCGCTACATGAGGCTTTCGCGGTGACGTGGCGAGACGCTCGCCGCGCTCTTGTGTCGATTCCGTCGACGGTGACGCCGTCGGTGGTTGGGCGAGGATTGCCCAACAGGTACACCCACGACGTCACAGGACACGATGAGACGGTCGGCACGCAGTCGCGCCGATGGTGGGGCCGGGTGCTCTCCGGCGCGGCTGAGGGGCCATACCAGACGCAGCAGACGCGGCATCGCGTCACCTGGGAGGTTGTCGTCGAGTACGTTGACAGCCTCGGCGACACCGCGTCGATTGACGAGGCCATCCCCACCGACGCGGCACAGCTCGCGGCGGCTTTCGCCTCGGGTGCGAATTGGGATCGGGCGTCGTCGGGTATCGTCGCGGTGACGCCAGCGGGCACCGACGTAGCGCCATACACGGTGGAGCAAGTCAGCGGCGCTCGTCGCCTGAGAATGACCCTTGAAGTGAGGTACAGCACATGACCGACGTCGCCAGACTCTCGACGCTGCGCTACGCGCTGCATACGAACAACGCCACGTTCAGCGGCACGCCCGGCACGTTGTTCCCGCTTCGTCTCACCGACGACGGCGCGAGCTTCCTTCCGCGCAATCGCACGCCGATTCCGCGCCCGCTGCGCTCGCTCTCTGGCCGGCGCTACAGTCACATACGCGGCGTCCAAGACCTCGCCGACATCACCGTCGCGACCGAGATGCGCGGGGTCAACAGCAACACGGGCGCGGCCGTCACCGACTGGGAAGCGAAGATGGAGCAAGGCTACTTGCTTGCATCGCTCTTCGGTGCGGTGGCTCCGGCGACGACGGGCGTTGCGCCGACGGTGGCGTCATCGGGTCACACGCCATCATCTGGCATCCTCGCCGTCGTCGGCACCACGACGGCCAATGGTCAGGTCATCGCGTTTTCTTCGTCGGCGGGCCTGCAAGTCGGCCGCATCGCGAGCGGTGGCGGCACGACGACGTTGACGCTTGACCATCCCTACAGCGGCACGCCGACGTCGTCGGCGACCGTGTTTCGTCTCGCGGTCTACAGCGTCAGCGACAGCGTGACGCAGCACACCCACGCATTCTTCACCGCCGAGGGCGAGGATTGGCGACGCGACTACTTCGGCTGCATGCCGATGAGTATGAGCCTCGCGGTGCCCAACGCTGGCCTGATGACGATGTCGTCTGTCTTTTCGCCGACGTCGTTCGCCGACGTCGCAGAAGCCAACCCAGCGCACAATGAGCCGGTGTCGGGCAATCCGATCGTCGTCGACGCGTGCCGCATGTGGTTCGCCGGAAACGACGTCATCGCGCGCGACATCACGATCAACTACTCCGCCGCGACGACCCCGCGTGTTGCGTCGACGCGCACAAACGGTCGCCTCGGTGGCGTGTCGTCGACGGGCGATGGTAAGACGTTCACGATGGAGTTCAGCATCTACCTCGGTGACGCGACGTTGACCGGCGAACTCCAAGACAGCGCGGGCACGCCGACGCTCAACGAGCTCATCGGCGACAGCGCCGCAAGCGGCCAGCCGTCGGCGACGCGCAAGGTCTCGCTGCAAGTCGGCAGCGAAGTCGGCGCGGTCGTGTATGCCTATCTGCCCGAGGCCGATTGCGTGGTCACCACGCAGCACACTGACGGGCTCACTGTCGCTCGCGTCGTCGCCACTGGTACCGGCGCTCTTCCTGCTATCCTCGCTGTGGGGTGATCACATGGCTGTCCGCATCGCAAACACCGTCCGAAATCTTCGCGTCGACGAAATCCGCATCGCCGTCGACGCTGGCGCAGGCGCGGGCCTGCTTCGCATCTACTCCGGCACCAAGCCCGCCAAGGGCGGCACGCCAGCGGGCACCTTGCTCGCTGAGCTGACGTGCGCCGACCCATGCGGGTCGTCGACGGGTGGCGTGCTGACGTTCACGACGCCGTTCAGCGACACGAGCGCAAACGCGACGGGCACCGCCGCGTTTTTCTATCTCGTCGACTCCACGGGCACGTTCGTCTGTGACGGCGACTGCGGAACGAGCGGGTCAGATCTCAACCTGACGACGCTGTCGATCGTGTCCGGTCAACCCGTGCAGGTGACGTCGCTGACCATCACCGATGGAAACAACTGAGGTGAATCATGAGTGACAACGTCGGCTACACACCGGGCACGGGCGCCACGATTGCTGCCGACAACGTCGGCGGGGCGCTCCTTCAGCGTGTCAAGATCGTGCAGGGCGTCGACGGCGTCAACGATGGCGACGTCGCAGCGAGCAACCCGCTGCCGATTCAAGGAGTGGGGGAACTCGTCGAGCAATTATCGGCAATTAGAATCACACTGCACGCACTGCTGAGATCCGTTGGCCAATCGATGCCAGACTCTGCCGGCCGATTGCTCGTAAGCCTCGCCGCAGCGCCTGCCAGTGTCGCGACAACAATATCAAGTGGAACTGTTACAACTGTTTCTACTGTTACAACTGTTTCTACTGTAACAAATCAATCCCAAATTGGTGGCTTAAATGCTACTGAACATGTTCCCTCCCTAATGCGTATGGGTTCTGACTCATTGCGCAGGAATATTGTGGTGACCTGATGCCGACTACGAATGGAAATCGAAAACTCCTTGACCTCAAGCGCTGGGAGTTTTGCACTCCTGCTCCTGTGGCGACTTCGGCAGGAAGTTTTGTTGTATCGTCAAGGCACTATAGACAGAGTCAACTTTTTATGTCGTCTGCCACTGTTCATTATCTGTATAATCCTTTGGAGGATGGATTTACTCAGATTCCGTCAGGGGCACTTGCAGGGACCTTTGCCGCTGGCGCTTGTGGCGTCGCCACTGCCGTTGGTCCGTCGGGCACCGCAACGGCTGGGACGACGTCGACGATCACGACGGGTCTCACACTTGCTCGTGACCTCCGAGGGTATTCGATCCACATCACTGGCGGCCCCAATGCTGGCGTTACGCTGGAGATTGCGAGCAATACCATCGGTGCGAATTCCGTCATCACTGTACCAGCACAAGCGTCGGCGTTCAGTGCGTCGACAACGTTCAGGCTTTTGACTCCACGTTGGTATATCATGAATGCCATTACGGCTTCTGGTCTCACGACGGCGGGTGTATTTCGTTTTTATGACTTTGCGTTGAATACGTGGACCACTCTGTCTGCAAACGCGCCAACCAACGTCATCGGCACAGATTCAAAGCTTTTGTCAACCCCGTCGTGGGTTGGTTCAGGCTACGAGCAATTCGCAACCGGCACGGCCACTGCTGGCGGCGCGTCGACGCTGACAAACTCCGCGAAGGCGTGGACCGTCAATCAGTGGACCAACTCGCAGGTGCGTATCGTGTCGGGCACTGGAGCTGGTCAAATCCGCACAATCGCCAGCAACACCGCGACGGTGCTGACGACGTCGGCAGCGTGGACGACACAGCCTGATGCGACGTCGGTCTACAGCATCGAAGGCAACGACGACTTCCTTTATTACATGGGATCCAACAACGTCGCGATCATCCGCTACAGCATCACGTCGAATACATGGACGACGCTGACTCCTGCTTCAGCGCGTGCTGCGGCTCCAGCCGTTGGAATGTCAGGCCACTGGGTGTTTGAATCAGACGACGCCGCGTGGACCAACGAGAACGCCATCCAAAACGGGAGATACATCTATTCGTTTCGCGGCGGCGCTGGCTCCACCCTTGATCGCTACGACATCCCAGGGAACACATGGGTGTCTGGGCTTGCCTATTCGCCTGCTACTGAGGTGTTCGGTGCTGGCACAAAATACAACTACGACGGCAACTTCATTTACATCCAAAAAGACGCAACAGGCCGGTGGTTTAGACATAATGTTGTAACAGGTGAACAGGACGGCTGGATGACGATGACATACACACAAGGCGCTGCAATTGCTGGCGATACTTGTTTTGATGCAAGATATATAGATGGAACAACAAAAATCATCTATATTTACATGATTCTCAACACATCCAACGTAATGTTGCGATGCATGGTGGTGTGATGACTGTCGAGCAGCTTATTTCGATGGCCCAAGCACGAATCGCATATCTTTCACAGCTTCGCCAGTCAGCTCTTTCAATCGGAGACATTGCTCAAGCTTCTGTGGTCGACGCCGAGCTTCTGACTACGCAAGCTACGTTGAACCAACTGCTGACGCTGGTGTGACGACGTGCTGCTGACGCTACTCTCTGGCGTCAGCTTCGCGGGCGTGAGTGCTTCAGGCACGATCACGCTCGACGACGTCGTCGTTGCTGGCGACGGCACGCAGACGCACGTCGCGACGGGTGGAATCACCCTCGACGACGTCACGGTAGCAGGCTCGGGCACCGTCGGGTCTGGCGTCGACGCCACGGGCGATATCACTCTCGATGACGTGGTCTTTGCTGGCTCGGGCCAACAGACCCACGTTGGCACCGGCAGCATCACCCTCGACGACGTGGCGTTCGCTGGCACCGGTGACGCTGGCTCGGCAAGCACAGACGGCACTGGCGCCATCACCCTCGACAGCGTCACGGTTGCAGGGTCTGGCTCACCCGTCGTCGTCGCAAGCGGCGCTGTCACGCTCGACGGCGTCACCTTCGCAGGTGCGGGCTCGCCAGTCGTCGACAGCACGGGCGCGGTCACTCTCGACGACGTCACCGTTGCTGGTGCAGGCACACAGGCCCACGTCGCCACGGGTGGGATCACGCTCGACAGCGTGGCGTTCGTCGGCACGGGCACCGTGCCTGCCACGACGGGCACCGGCGCCATCACCCTCGACGACGTCACGATCTGGGCGACGAACAAAGCACCGGCGCTTATTGGCACCGTGCCTGCTACGCTCTCGGCGACGGGCACCGTGCCTGCTACTCTGCCAATCGTCGGCACCGTGCCGGCCAGTCTCTCTCTTCTCGGGCAGGTGCACCCATGACGGCGCTCTCGATCAAGCAAGGCCACACCCAGACCGTAACGCTCCAGGTTCGCTCCAGCGGCGGGTCGCCATTCAATCTGACCGGATATGCGGTCTCTCTCGTCGTGCGCGCCCAAGGCCAACTGGTGAAGTCTGGCACGGTGGTCTCACCGGCGACGGGCGAGGCGACCTTTGCCTTCGCCGCGGCGGACTACTCCTCGGCGCTACAGCCGGGCCGTTGGCCTTACGAGGTTTGGGTCTCCGACGTCGACGAGAACCTGCCCGTCCTGTCGGGCACCCTCACGATTGTCGACGTTCCACAGCGCGTGTGATATCGAGGCCCCATGCCAACTCTGCTCATCTATCCAGGCACCAAAGGCACCCCGGTCCCGTTGCAGGACGTCCTTCGCGAGGCGCACGAATCGTCTCGAGCATTGCGCCTGGCGCAAATCGAGGGACGCCGAAAGCGCCGCGTGCCGCTCGACGACTCCACCGACTGGACGCAGGTTGCCGAGGGCGTCAAGCGCCTCTCTGAGGCTGCTACAGCTCGCGAGAGTCCGGTCGTGGCCAAGGAGGCGCGCCTGCTCGCGGAGCTGGCCGAGGGCAACGCGCTCGAGGAGATCGAGCCCTACGAGCCGGCGCCCGAGCTGGACGGCATCGTGGTGACGATGTCGGTCGTCTCAGACGCCGACCGCCGCAACTGGAGCGCTGAGACCTCGGCCGCCTGGGGTCGAGTCAAAGAGGCGCGGCTGGATGGCGACATGGTCGCGATGGCGGCGGCGACCAATGCCTTGGATGCCCTCGCGGCCAGGGTGGTTTCAGCGGTTGTCGTCGAGATCCAAGGCATCGAGGGCTTGAAGGCCACGGTCGCCGAGTCGATGCCGGGGCTTGTGCTGGCGGGCCTGCTGACGCCGCTTTACTCGGCGGCGCGGCACTTCCTCGAGCTGCCGCCGGGAAAAGCCGTGCGCTGTGGGCTGCCTCCGCTGTCGACCTGACCCGGTACGACTGTGACGACTGTCCCGCAGCGCGACGTGAGCAACAGGGCTGCTTGCGCGATGGGCCTGTGCTTTTTTTCGCGGGCACTGAGTACGCCACACGGCGGTGTCCACGTCGACACTTGCGCGACCATCCCGATGTGAGCGGAGCGCTGGCGCTTTGGCGCTCTTGTGAGGGCAAGCCGGGGGTCGAGGCCCTGAGGGTGCTCTCGACGCATGCCGCCGACGCTTTGGCAGTTATCGATTCTGGCCGAGCTGCTAAGATGCAGTCGGATGCCGAGCAGGCACGCAACGACGCACGAGCACACGACGCCGCAAGGCCGACGAGGAAGCGATGACGCAAACGATCGAATACGTCGTCAAGGTCAATGCGGCCGACGCCCAAAAAGCGGTTGCCGACGTCGAGAAGCGCTTCGGCGGTGTCGACAGCGTCGTCGCTCGCGTCGACAAAAACATGATCATGCTCGAGAAAGACATCAAAGACCTGAACGCCGCCATCGCGGCGGGCGGTCCCAATGTCGAGAGATACACAAAAGAGCTGGAGGCGCTCTCAAGGGCAGCGGGTCATGCGGTCGGTGCATCTCCAGGCGGCGCAGGAGCGGGCGGCGGCGGCAAGAACATGGGCTACGGGTTGCTCATGTTTTCGCAGACCCTCGACGATGCACAGTACGGAATCAAGGGCGTCGTGAATAACGTGCCTGGTCTCGTGCAAGGCCTTGGCCTCGGCATGGGTGTAGCCGGCGTTGCGCAGGTTGCGATGATTGCGGTGGCGCAACTGACAGGCGCAGTAACAGACTTCATAAAAAAGCAACAAGAGGCGTCTCAGGCTGCAATCAAAATCAGGAATTCAATTCTTGATATGAGAATTGCATCATTGCAAACAACCGAAGACCTCAAAAAGAAGCTCGATGAGCTGAACACCGAAATATCAGGGGGAAAGTCGGCAGTATCCAAAGCGCAAACCGAGAAAGAAATCAAAGACCTAGAGTCATCAATCAGCAACAATGAACAAAGATTGGAGCAGCTGAAAAATAGCGTTCTGGCAAGGTTTCCAGAAGGAACACGGCTTGCTGTATTCGGCGACGCAGAACGTCTCATGTCTGACGCCGAAAAACGCGAAGCGACGGCGATAAAGCTGAGAATCAACGCAGACAAAGAAGGGATTGAAAACTCAAAGACTCAGCTTGACCTAAAGCTCAAGATTCTTGCTGCCGAAGAGAAGCTTGCTGGCATGGGCAAGGGAAGTGGTGGCCGTGGTGGCAAGCCAAAGACACCAGCCGAGGCCAGAGACTACGCCGTGCCCTACGAAGAGCAGGCCATGTATGGCACCGGGTTTTCTGGTTTGACGCTCATGTCGTCGATCCTTGAAAGCACCGCAAAAATGCGAGCGCAGGCGGCACAAGACGCCGCAGACTTCGAGAACGAGATCAGAAATCAGATCGCAAATCA